ATCTTCACCTCTCATACTTTTAAGTCTAACATCCACCCAGAGAGTTTTCATACGAGGCATAAGTTCCCCTATACAAAATTCAACTACATTCTCGGCGAGAGTACGCCGAGCTTTGTAAGAACCATTAACTTCAATGCAGTTTAGTGTAATCACTAAAATACTACCAATGCAGCATAACCCATACCAAGAATAATCAGTACTGCAAGCGTGTCGCCTGCAACCCTGTTAAACGTAACCATTTTTTCACGAAATGTATTAGGATTTTCCATTATATACTTCCCTTTCCTACTAAGTAAAGAGGGCCAGTCCAGTTGATTGGGAAACCACCTTCAAGAACATTACCTCTTGAACCGTTTCTCTCAGGAGCTGACCAACCAGCGCACTTCAACAAAGTTCCTTTTTTGAACTTCTTATCATTATCAACATTGACAACAAAACCCCAAGCAGTACCACCATTATTAGTCATAATTTTAGTATACTTAGAACCATTCTTGATAACCCATTCTTCTTTAAACCTTGCCTTCATTTCATCAGACACGTTAAAGTTTTCATAGTCAGCATTTGCAGCTGCAATCATATTCGCAATACCATCTTCAACAGCAGTAAAAGTTTTTTTAATATTAATAGTCATAATCTTCCTTTCTTTCTTGATTATATTATTAGTATACATGAAGAAAGGAAGATTGTCAAGTAAAATCGCTACCTATAAGTCATTGATTCTAAACGAAAAGTGAAAAAAGTTTAAATTAATTTAACGACCTTGCCTTGGATCAGGGCCATCTAGTTGCATAAATTCGTCATTCCAAGAGAATGCTTCCTTTATAACTGGTACAGATAGACCTTTATATTTCTTGTGAAGAACCTTATCTTTGGCTGCACATAAAACATCTGCTTCACTCTCATGCAGACCTTCTAACATCTGAACAAACATTGTTTCACGTTTATTCTGATTAATATCAGCATTACCACCTTCCATAAAATGGTAAAGTTTACGAGCTTCATATGCAAGAACAGAATGTTCTGTACCTTCTGGTGCATCGTTACGTTTATAAGGAACATCGCCCTCTGGTAATAACCACTTAATTTTAGGATCAAAAGCAGATTTAAGTACCATGCGAAGTGAGTCGGTATTATGTTCTTGAAGAAAGTTAACCTTATCTTTCTTTGATTTTAGTTTGGAAACCTTGTCTAAGATTTCTGATATTAATAGTTCCATTATTAAAATTCTCCTATGGATTCTGTAAGTGTTTTTAATCTTTGTTTTATAAAGTAGTTTAGTATTTTATTACGACTGTTCTCTGGAGCTTCTTTAAATGTATCCAATATTTCTGTACGTAATTCTTCTGGTGAGCAAGTTAAATCAATTAATGTTTTATTCCTCTGATAGTTTCTTTTAACCTCATCATTTGGAAAACTGCCCTCTATCATTGCAGCTATCTTCTTCTTACTTAGGGGTTTCTGTCGGATACCATCTACAAAAGAATTATCTGGTGAAAGAACATTTGGTACTCCATCACTAGAATCACCTTTTAGAACGTGTTCCTTTAGATAGTCATCTGCATTGAAACCACTAATCATCTTCTTAGTAATAGGACTGTACTGCTTTACATTTGGGTATTTCTGTAATTGAATGAAATCTTTGTCACCAGAAAGTATCATAACCTCATCAGAAGATTCTGCACAAAGAGTTGCAATAATATCATCAGCCTCAGCACCATACACTTCTAAGAACTTGTATGGCATATTATTCTTAATTTCTTCTTTGATCTTATTCAAGCAACCAAAGATATTGTCCCAATCTTTAGTATCCTTTTCTCTTCCCTTTCTGCGACTATGTTTATACTCTGGAAAATAATCACGCCTCCAGTAATGTCTCGAATCATAACATAAGACAAGCTCTCCAAACTCAGACACAAATCTTGAACGATACATACGTAATGAATTGAGAATCATATGGCGTACTGTATTCTCATCTATCTGTTTCTCTTTCTGAATATGCAAATGCATCATAATACTTGCAAGAGAAATTTGGTTCATATCAACTAAGATCATCATCAGGCTCCATTACTGCATTATAACTTGCAATCATATCATCAATAGTATGTTCATCTAATTCACAAAATGGTGTATTATCTGGATCAATCAGAAGATCAGTGGTCATATCCATTACTACTTGAAGGGGGTGATGTACGCCATTTGTTTTTAATATTGACGATTTTATCGTTTCTTGCATAAAAGTAATATCCTTAATGAAAGATTTTTCACTAGTATCTATTCCATTTTCTACAAGGATAGATAAGATAGACATCAAACAAGTAGAAGTAATTTCATCACAAAATGCAAGTTGCTCTGCCATTATAATTTGGTCTTCTGTAGGAGTATTTATTGTTCTCCTCCAAGGGCCTTGAATTATATCAGCTGATGGTATTTCTTCGTTCACTCTGTCATCCCTTCTTCCCAAACCATACCTAAGTCTGGATAAAATGTTCCAATATCTCGTTTAGGTTTACCTATGTTTGGGCCATACCAATAGTATCCAAGTCTAACATTACGACTACGAATCTTCTTCTCTTGGTACTCACCATAGAACATACAAGTCCAATCACCATGCTTGAGATAACTCTGCATTTCTCTTACATAACCTTCATGGTCTGCAAGTTTTGCAATCGAACCTTTAATGTCTTTCTTAACATTTGCACGTTCAGAAGAAGCAAGTTCTTTCTGAGTCTTCATCCATTTCTTAATCTTATCAGGATGTAACTGATGGTCTATAGATAAATCCCATAAAGACTTATGAATATTACCTTTACCATAAGAGGGGTCAGCAGATGCTTTCTTCTCTCTCGCCTTTGCAAGACGTTCTACTGCAGCTGTTTTCTGTTCCTCAGACATGGGTTTACGTTTCTTCTTAATCTTAGGAGCAACCCATTTACTATTATCTGTGATTGAAGTGATTTTCTTTTTAGCCATTATAAATTCCTATTGTATTTTCATGTCCCAAGAGATAACTCTCTTTTTGTCTTTTGATTTATTTACTGCACTAAAATGTAATACAAATGATGGTACAATTATAATAGTTCCTTCAGTAATAGGGATACTATGATATAGAGTTACATCAGCTATCCAACAATTCCAAGGCTGTATGTAAGTGGTAACAGGACTTTCTTTTGGTAAATCTAAATACAAAATACCAGATAATCCTGTAGAAGAATGGTTATGTGGTAAATGATGATCATTTTTATCATATGATAAAGACCAACAATCAGTAATACCTATATCTCTTTGAAAAGATTTTTCAGCAAGAAGTGTAAGTTCTTCTTTAATTATATCTGCAAATCCTTCAACTAAACCTTTTCTATCAGTTTGCCGATTTGTATAAAAATCTTGAAGCTTTGTTTTCTCCTCTGGATATTTTTTTAATAGTTTTACTATATCCTTTTTCTTTTTTTTAAAATTAATTGTTTGCATTTCCCAAAAGGGAATATTAAATAATGTTTTCTGTTCCATATTATTCCCTATAGGTAGTTGATGTTAATATTTACACGGCGTTTATCACTCGTACATGATGTACTGTGATGGGGTTTACTAGGATCAAAAAGTAATACTCTATTCGCACGACTCTCAATTTCTGTACCATCTTCTAATACAGTAAATCCATCATTATCATTTAGATAGAATATAGCTCCTTTGTGTGGAAACTTAGTATCTACATGATCCTTGTGATGTACTAATTTTTCTCTTCTAATATAAAGATTTGCTTTTGCTCTTATCAAAGTTTCGATAGGAAGTTTTTCTAATATTGGTTCAATGTCTTTATAGAAAGAACTTTTCTCTGGTGGTATAGGTGTTCCCTCTTTATTCAGTTTAGGTTTTTCTACCAGACCCATATAGAAAAGATGTATAAAGTAATCTTCATTCTCTATACCTTCTCCTTCAGCTATATTGTAACTATAGTTCCAACTGAAATCAGGGCTCATAATTACTTTTTGCATTTCTGTAAATTGTTCTGGTGATAAGAAATTATCTATAACTTCATGTCCCACATTTAAGTTCCCTTAAAATAAATTACAAAACCATTGATGAATATTGCAACTGCTACCGCATTTACAACTATCAATGCACGATCATTCCACTTAATAGAAACCCACAACCAACCAGCACAACCAGCAAACTGTAAAAACATATTCCAAGGATACAAGTCATTTGTTGTAGCAATCATTGCAAGAACCATGATGATAGATGATACCCATTTGACATACCATACTAGTTCGTGGTGTTCCTTTAGGGGAGTGCTTGTTTTGGTGTCGTGTACCATTAATAACCATGTTCTTCCATACGTTTCTGTATTGATTTTGATTCCCTGCGAATTGCAGCTGCACGAGATTTTCTACCTTTTTCACCTTTAGTCATGTGAAATTCGCGTTCTCGTAGTTCATTAAAAAGACCATCTTGTTGAAGTTTCTTTTTTAATATTCTTAATGCCTTTTCGACATTATTATTTCTAACATCAACTCTCATTTAAAATGCCCAACTTACTAGAGTTAGTGCGGTGTTAATTGCTACAATACCGCCTATAATTGTTAAACCTAAAATCATCTACCTATATCCTTTATACTGTTTTTACTGATTACTTGATATGCACCTTTGTTATAAGCTGGTGCAATTGTGAAATTGTGATCTATCAATTTTTTCTTTGGTGCTACTCCAACTGGAATAACATTAGACATTGGTGACAAATCAGGTTGGTGGAGATGGACGGGATCGAACCGACTACCTCCTGCTTGCAAAGCAGGCGCTCTCCCAAATGAGCTACATCCCCGAATTTTTTTAAGAAACTTTTGGTGTTCTGCTTCTGCCTTGAGAAGAGACTTAGATTTCTTTGATTTTTTGCGTTTACGAGTACTGGTTGTACTGAAATAAACTGGTAATAGATGCATTGTCATATTATTAATATACTACAGTGAAGAAGATTTGTCAAGGGTTAATTTAATAAACATTTTTCATAACCCAAACTTTATTTTCTCTACAAGCAGTACCTCTCAATTTTCTATATTCTTTACCAACAGCAACATTCGACACAAACTCTCTACAATTACCTTTTGTAGCGACAGGGCCTTGTGTTACACTAAAACCTTTTTTCTCATTTGTCCAGTTAGATAACTGTCCATCTGCATTACTACTTAGTGTTTGTCTCAGTAGTA